TCGTCGACGGCTCGATCGCGCCGACGATGCTCGAAATGGCCTCGCCGCAGCTGCTCCTATGCTCGACCGCCGGCGATGGCGGCTCGACGCTCCTGCTCGAAGATCGCGACGCCGCGATCGCGCAACTCGCCGACCCGGATTCGGCGCGCATCCTGCTCCTCGAATGGTCGGCGCCGCCGGAGGCCTACGTCGACGACCGCGAAGCGTGGCGGCTCGCCTCGCCTCACTGGACGCCGCAGCGGCTCGAAGCGTTGGAGCACGCCTACGCGACGAGCCCCGAGTCGGATTGGCGCCGCCAGTACCTCAACCAGTGGGTGCTCGCGGCGCGCTCCTGGATTGCGCCGGCGCAATGGGCCGAGGCGACCGACCTCGCGCTCACGTTCCCGAGCTCGCCTGCCGGCGTGGTTGCGATCAACGACGAGGACGGCAAGCCTGGATCGTGCGGCTACGTGCTCGCGGTCGCCGACGGCGATCGCGTGCTCGTCTCCGGTCGCGCCTTCCCCTCGCGGCGCGCGCTCTGGGCCGCGCTCGAAGAGCTCGGCCGCCGCCGGCGCGGCGCGCGCCTCTTGCATCCGGCCTCGTTCGAGCGGCACGTCGCGCAGCTTCCCGGATTCGGCCTGACGAAGGTCGGCACGGCCGAGCAACGCGCCGGCTACGGGCCGACGCTCGGCGCGGTCATCGACGGCCGGCTCCGGCACGACGGCGACGACGAGCTCACCCGCCAGATGCTGACCGCGACGCCGATCACGATCCCGGACGTCGGGACGTCACTCTCGGCGCGCCGCTCCCCCGGCCCGATCTACCTCGCGCGCGCGGCCGTCTGGGCGGTCGGCGCCGAGCTCCAGCCCGAGCGACTGCCGCGCCCGAGCGTCGTCTCCGGCTAGCCGGTCTGACCATCGGAGGGATGGCGCCGGCGTGAGCTCGGCGCGATCGTTACTCGCCGATGGGAGCTCTCGGCCTTCGCTCGCCTGACCTCGCCGGCGCGCGCGACGTCGTCCCGAGCTCGACGACGGCGCGGCGTCCGCTCCGGCCGCCGGTCGTTCGCTCCGGTACGCCGCTCGAAGTCGCCGAGCTCGCTTGGATCGCCGAGGGCGTCTCGCGTGAGACGGCGCTCTCGATCCCGAGCGTCCTCGCTTGCCGCAACCTGCTCGTCGGCACGATCGTCCAGCTTGAGCTCTACCGCTACCGCGTCGGCGAGCGGCTCGATCCGGGCTACCTGCTGACGCGGCCCGACCCCTCGCTCGCGATGCCGGCGACGATGGGCGGCACCGTCGACGACTTGATCTTCCGCGGCCGCGCCTACTGGCTCGTCCTCGAACGTGACTCGACCGGATTCGTCACGCGCGCGCGCTGGACGCCGGTCGACGACGTCTCACCGCAGGTTCGCTCATCGGGCGGCGCCTATTCGGTCGTCACCGGCTACATGGTCGCCGGCTACCGCGACGAGTTCCCGCCCGACGACGTCATCCGGTTTGACTCGCCGCTCCCGGCCGTGCTCGACGTCGGCGCGCGCACGCTCGCCGCCGCGCTGGAGCTCGAAAACGCCGCGCGTCGCCTCTCTTCCGTCACGCTTCCCTCTGGCACGCTGACGAACAAGGGCGCCGAGGTTTCACCGGAAGAGGGCCGCGCGATCGTCGCCGCCTTCGAGGAGTCGCGCCGCCTGAACGGCCTCGCCTGGTTGCAGAGCGTCGAGTATTCGCGCGAGTCTCTGAGCTCGGCCGACCTGCAAATGATCGAGGCGCGCGCGAACGTCGCGACCGACGTCGCGCGGCTGTTCAACGTGCCCGTCGCGATGATCGGCGCGAGCCCGAGCGGCGGCGCGAGCGCGCTCCTCTACGCGAACCTGACCCAACAGCTTGCGCTCCTGCTCGCGACCGGCGTCGCGCCGTATACGCAGGCGATCGAGCAAACACTCTCCGACGTCATCCCGCGCGGCCAGTCGGTCGCCTTCGACGTCCAGACGTTCCTTCGCTCCGACCCGCAGGCCGCGGCCGACTACGCGATCGCGCTCCTCAACGCGAGCGTTATCGACACGACCGAGGCGCGCGGCCTGCTCGGCATCCCGTCGTCACCGCCGCCGGCGGGCGACCTCACTCCCGGAAAGGTGTAGCTGATGCTCCGCTTCGAGATGGACGTCGCCGCAGTCGACGAGAACGCGCGCACGATCGAGGGCGTCGTCGTCCCTTACAACGAGGTCGGCACGATCGCCGGCCGCGGCTACCGCTTCGCTCCCGGCTCCGTCCGGGCCGCACGCTCGCGCACGCCGCTGCTCGTCGACCACGATCGCGGCCAACCCGTCGGCGTGCTCGACCGTCTGACCGAGTCGCCGCGCGGCCTGCTCGGCCGCTTCCGCATCGACGCGACCGCGGCCGGCGATACCGCGCTCTTGCAGGCGGCGTCCGGCTCGCGTGGCGCGCTCTCGATCGGCGCCGAGCTCGTCGCCGCGCGACCATCCGGCGACGTTATCGACGTCGACGAGGCGCTCCTCGTCGAGGCCTCGCTCCTGGCGCTCGGCGCCTTCGCCTCGGCGACCGTGACCCATGTCGCCGCCGAGGCCGACGAGCCCGATCCCGATGAGCCCGTCGAGCCGGCGCCGCCGGCTGAGCCGCATCCCGACCAGCCGGAGCTCCCCGTCGAGCCCGACGAACCGACGCCGGCGCCGCCGGCCGACCCCGAACCCGAGGAGGGTACGACCATGACGACCGAAGCAGGAGCGGCGCCCGTCATCATCCATGCGGCCGCCGACCGTCCCCAGCGTGAGCTCACGGCCGGCGAGCTCGTCGGCTGGATCGTCCGCGCGCAGCACGGCGAGGCCGACGCGCGGCGCTTCCTCGAAGCGGCGCTGACCGAGTCGATTTCGACCGACGTCTCTGGCCTGCTCCCGCCGCAGTATGAGCGGACGGTCATCGGCGGCAAGCCGACGCCGCGGCCGCTCTACGGCATCTTTTCGTCACGGCCGCTTCCGGGCGTCGGGCTCGCGGTCAACAAGCCGAAGTGGACGACGCGGCCGGACGGCGCCTGGGCGGCGACCGTCGACGACGACGCCCATTCGACGAAGGTCGTCATCGGTTCGCAGGCCGCGAATATCCTCCGTTGGGATTGGGCCGGCGCGATTCCCTGGGTCGTCGTCCAGCGTTCCGATCCGTCGATCATCGACGAGATTTACAGCGAGGCCGTGCAGGACTTCTACCTCGACGTCGAGACGAGCATCGCGGCGCTGATGGCGGCGGCCGCGACCAACGCGGCGACCTCGCTCGGCGCGGCGGTCGGCGCGTTCTTCACCGCGAACCATCGCTCACCCGAGGTCGTCGTCGTCGCGCCGGACGTCTGGGGCAAGCTCGCCGACCGCGGCGCGCTCCAGGTGCCGGTCGCCGGCGCGAGCGTCGGCGTCGAGCAATACGGCCTGACGGCGACCTGGGGCGGCCTGCCGATCGTCGCGTCGGCGTCGCTCGCGGCCACGTTCGGCTACCTCGCAACGCGCCGCGCGCTCGACGTCCGCGTGACCGATCCGGTACGCCTGACCGCCAACGCGATCGGCGCGCTCAATGTCGAGCTCGCGGTCGTCGGCGAGGGCCTCTTCGACACCGACTACGCCGGCGAGCTCGTCGAGTTCGTGCCGAACATCCCGGCACCGACCGGCCTCGAAGGCGGCACCGGCCGGAGCTCGAAGGCGTAGTGAGCTCGTCCGCTTGGCTGACGCCGGAGGACGTCGCCGCGTACCTGGACATTCCAGGCGCTCCCGACGACAACCTCCTCCTCTCGACCGCGGCCGTTAAGGCCGCGGTCGAGGGTCGTCGGTCTGACCTCTGGAAGGGCGACCCGGTCGCGTTCACTCCGGGCGACGAGGTACGGACGGGCTCGATCGTCTGGGCGGCGCTCTTCTACCAGGCGCGAAACGCGCCGTCAGGTTTCGCCGGCTACGGCGACGATACGTCGATGTACGACTCGCTCGGCGCGCGCCGCGCCGAGGTGATGCGGATGATCGGCTGGCGCCGGCCGGTGGCGACGTGAGCGTCGCGACGACGACCGCCGGCGTCCGTGCGATCCGCGCGCTCCTGGAGCTCCTCGACGACGCCGGGATCGAGGCGACGCGCGACGCCGGCGCCTTCTATCCGCAACCGATCGGCGTGCTCGTCGGCTTGCCGACGCTCGACCATCGCGGCATGAGCTCGCGGACGTTCGTCGTTCCGGTGCTCGTCGTCTCCGGCGACCCTTTCAATTCTGAGCTCGCGGTCGACCGCGCTTACGCGCTCGCCGACGACGTCGCGATCGCGCTCCGCACCGAGGCCTACCGGCCGAGCTCCTGGCGGTCGAGCGTCAACGCCGAACCCCTGCCCGCGATCGAGCTCGCCGTCACCGACACCGTTCCCGAC